CCGACCACAACTACGTCAGCGCCGCCTTCTCCGATACCGAAGTGGCGACCATCTCCCTCGATATGCTGCGCCGCGTGTTTATCGCCCCGATGGCGAACGCCACGGTTCAGTCCCTGTTCACGTCCGTAATCAGCAAGACGACCGTTGCCAACTTCGCCGGCATCGCCTACACCGGCACGAAGGCCAACTTTAACCGCACCGCGATTGCCAACGCCGCTACCGCGATGACCAAGGCGAACCTGCCTTTTGCCGACCGCGGTCTGCTCCTGACCCCCGACGCCTTCGGCCAGCTGCTCCAGGACCCGTCCGTTGCGCAGTATCTGTCCATCGGTGACACCTCCGTGATTCGTGACGGCAAGGTCGGCCGCCTCCACGGGATCGATATCTACGAATACAACGGCTTCCCGACCACCGGCACGACCGCCACGGAAGACCTGAACGGGATTGCTTCCTGCCGCGAAGGCCACGTCATCGTGACGCGCGTCCCGGCTGCCCCGACCACCGGCGGCGGCGAACAGATCACCGTCCAGGACGAAGACAGCGGTTTCGCCTTCGCCCTCCGCAGCTGGTATGATTGGTCCAAGGGGACGAGCAACATCTCGGCTTCCTGGATCACCGGTTCCTCCGTGGGCAACCCGGACGCCGCCCTCCGCGTCGTCATTACCGACCTCTAAACCTCATCCGCCACGCGCGGGACGAGTTAAGCCCTCCCTTCGGGGAGGGCTTTTTTGTGCCTTTAAACCCCTCTGGCTTGCCCTAGGAGGCGTTTTGACTGCCGCCTAGTCTTATGGGTGCTATCCAAGACGAATGGGCCGCAGACGCGTCCGAAATCCTTAACGAAATCCCCAAGTCCGTAACGGTCCGCCGTGGCTCTGGCACTTCTACCGCTTTCAACGTCCTTATGTCGGCCCCAATGGTCCAGCAAGACCTAGAAACCGGCGGCTTCCTTAATTCGACGAGCTACGACGTTAAATTCCTTAAATCCGACTGCAACGCCCACCCTGGCGTCGTGATCTACGGGAACCTGGTCAACTACGCCGGCGGGGATTATCGAATCGTTGCGATTAACGACCGTCCCCCGTCCGCCTGGGTAATCGTCCGCGTCCAAGGCAAGGCCGGCCCCGCCTAATGCCTATCAGCGTCACCAAGGACGTCGAAGTCGATAACGCCGGCTTCCTGGCGCACCTCCACGACTTCGCCAAAGTTATGGGCAAGTCTATGGGCGAAGTTATCAAGCATCAGGCCGCGCTCTTTTGCCGCGATATGGTCGACTATACCCCGCCCTTTGAAGGCGCTAGGAAAGGGAAGCCCGGAAGCGGAGGTTCTGGACAAGCGAAGAAACAAGGCCAGATGAACGTAGAAAATCAAATCAAGACGATTTTCCGCCCGCTGTCCGCAGCTAGCCCTTCCACTATTGCCGGCCTAGGCCGCGAAGACGTCTTTAAAAAATGGCGCAAGGCTAGCGCCGAAGACAACAAATACGCGACGACCGCCGGGAAGAAGTTTATCCCCTGGAAGACGTTCCAAGCCCGCTTTGGAGGCAACGCCTACGGATCGTCTAACTTCATCCCCGCCGGCGGAACGGCCGCAATGAAGTCTTTCCACAACGCCAACCGCGTCGACGGTGGCAAGGGGTGGCTTACGAACAAGGCAAAAAAAGGGGACGTCGTCGCTTTCGTCGAAAAGGAATCCGATATTAAGGCCTACGTCCGCCAGAAGCAAAAGTCGGTCGCCAAGCTGAAAGCGCCCTATATGTCCGCCGGCCAGAAGGCCGCGACGTCCGTCCGCTTCCCTGGCTGGGTCAATCATCCCGAAATGGCCGGCGAGGCGATTAACGTAGACGCTACCGGCGTCCCGCTGCAACCCAGCTACACGATCGGGAACAGAATTGGAAACAAGGTCGACAGCGCCCGCTTCCTTGCCCTGGTGCGGAATAAACGCGCCTTCGCTATGCGGTCCGTAATGGCCGCCAAGATGAACAAGGAAAAACAAACCCTTTGGGAAGCGACCGCGGCCGGATCCATTGGGCAAACCCGCCGCGGCTTTAACTAATCCCCCCTTATGCCCGCCCCCTATTCTATCCGCACGATTGCGGAACAATCCCTTAAGGCCTGGTTTACGACGAACGCGGCTTCCCTCCCCGGCGTCACGGTCAACGTCGGCCAGACGGACGAAATCCGCAGCGTCCCGATTGTTATCCTTTATTGCGAATCTGCCCGCGGAGCCGCCGACCTTGGAGCAAAGCCGCTAGGCAATTTCGAGCTGTCGGTTAAAATCTACGTCTATTCTAGCGCCGACGATTCGACCTTGGAACAACACCGGCAACGCGTCGAATCGGTCGCCGCCATTATGCAAGATATCCCCGGCCTTCAAACCGCCTGGACCGAAGGCCAATTATATGCCGGTTGGATCACGTCCGACGACGAAGGGGTGGCCGACCGGCGCTACGGAAACGTCCTCCAATTCACCCTTTTTGCGGTCTACCCGCCCGCTTGACTGCCGCCTAGTCTTAACAACTTCCGCCAATGGCCCTTCCCAATACTTACGGAACTGATCACGTCTTCGGACTCCTGGACACTTCCCAGGCCTTTATCACGATCCAAAGCGACGGCATCGACGACAGCTGCGGCGTCGACGTCAAGGTGCTGGACTCCACCGGCCGCGTCTGCACCGTCCGCAAGGACGACGTGCATAACGCCCTGACCTTTATGGGCATCCTCAAGCCCGAGGAAGAAATTCCCGAGGCCGGCGGCGTCGTTCAGTTTGATACGGTTTATTACATCATCGACACCGTCAGCAACGCCGGCGAAAACACCGGCTTCCGCAAGGTCACGGTTAAGGCGACGAAGTATCAGGAAGTCGACGCCACCCCGGCCCCCGGAGCCTAATAAGGCCTAAAGGCTTTTCCCAACGTGGAAAATCGTTGGATAAAGGTCGCGACGATGCTCCCGCCGACTATTGAAGTCTGCGGGACTCGTCTTTTGCCTTTCTGCCTACGTCACCGCGTCGCCCTGACCGCGATTAATTCGCCGGCGCTATCCAGGGAACGAGAAATGACCGGGGCCGATCTAGTCGCCGCGGTTCGCATCCTTTCGTCGAAGACGATTGAGGAAGTCCGCCGGCCGTCGACTTGGAAGGAAGCCTGGTGGGCGGCCAAGCTGCGCCGCGACCAGAAAGCCCTAATCGCGGAAGCCGCCGCGCTAATGGTTTATTTCGAGGCGCAAAGCCTATGGCCGCGCTTCTGGGAAAAGCCGGCGAAGCCGTCGCAAGCAACAGGGACGCCCTGGGAGCTAGTCGTTGTCGCCTCCCTTATCCGCAACGGATGCACGACCGAAGAAGCCTGGACTATGCCTGAAGCCGAAGCGATTTGGTTGCATATCGCCCACGTCCAAGCGGAAGGGGCGGACGTCAAAGTCGTTTCGGATCAGGAATGGGACGCTATGCAAAACTATCTTGCGGAAAAACGGCTTAAGGACGCTTTCGCCGCGGCCGTTGCCAAGGCCGCCGCCGAAGACCAACCCAACCCCCGCGCTAACTGATTTATGGCCGACGACGTAAAAGTAAAATTTGGCGGGGACTTTACGGACCTGAACAAAGGAGCCGAAAGCGCCGCGACCAAAGCAGGGACCGCAATGCAAGGTTGGGTTTCCGACTTTGCGAAGTCGCTTAAGTCGTCTTTAGCCAACGCCTTTTCCCTCCAGAATATTGTTGGGACCCTCTACTCCAAAGGCCGGGAACAATTGCGCGAAATGGGCGAACTTGACGTCCTTTCCAAGTCGCTTGGTATTTCGTCGACCGACCTCCAACAATTCGCGGAAATGGGAAAACTTGCCGGCTTGTCGCAGGACCAAATGGGCAAAGCCGTCCAGAACGCCAACCGCTTAATTGCCCAGGCTCAAGTCGGCAACAAAGGTTCGCAAGAAGCCCTTAAACAAATGGGCTTCACCCAGAAAGAAGTCACGTCCGGCCAGATCAAGGCGCTGGATATCGTCTACAAGCTAGGCGACGCTTTTAAAAAGAACGGAAACGAAACCGTCACCGCAGCCAAAGCAACGGCGGCTTTCGGGGAAGCCGGTTCTAGTATGGTCGCAATTCTCCGCCAGGGTAACGAAGCAATCCGCGAACGTATCCGCCTAATGGCAATCTATTCGGAGGAATCAGTCCGACGGGGCCGCCGCGCCAACGACCTGATTGAGCGAGGCGAAAAAATCTTTTACCGCGAAACAGTTGGCGCAAGCTTCAAGACGATTGGAGACGTAGCCCAAAACGAACAAATGCGCGACATCGCCATTAAGGCCGGGGAGGATGTAGGACTAAAAGGACGCAGTCCAAGCACGTTAAACTCTGAAGAATTTAAAAGATTCTCTGACGCCATCCTAAAGAACGCCGCAGCCCAAGGCATCACCGCGCAAGATGTAGCCGATTATTACAAGAATAGGTCGCTGACGGGCGTCGGAGAAGCAAACCGAATGACCTCTGGTCGCATCGCTTCATTTGCATCTTTGGCGGCCCTTGAGGAAGAAAACCTAAAGAAGAAACAGCTAGGGGAATCCCGTTTCCTTTCCAGCGCTACGCCTGTCCTAGCCGCGTCGTCCCTTCAACAGATCGGCGGCGGCGACGTCTCGTCTGTTACGACCGGCCTTCTGGGGAATAGCATTGAAGACAACACCCGCCGGACGGCCGACGCTACGGAGAAGATTGCCAACAAGGAAACAACCACCGGCCCTTCCCGCGCTGCCTTGGTCAACAAAGCAAAATAACCCCCGACTTTATGGCCGAACCGACTATTAAGAAATATGGCGACGAACTGATTAACCCCGGCGTCCGTCAGCCTACCGGCTCCTTTCACCTAGACGCCTTTGGACTCGCCCAGGCGCAGCTCACGTTCGCGGTAGATTCCGACGTTGAAAACCTGATTGACGTAATCGATTCGTTCCAGACCGGCGTTGACTACCCGGACGACCTGGGCTTTACGATGCGGTCCTATAAATATTCGATTACTTCAATGGTAGGCAAAGTCTCTATGCTGACGGTCGATTATATGGGAGTTGCCCGCGAAGACGGCTGGACAGACGCGCAGATCACCGGCGTTGCCTCTACGACCGCGCAGCCTATCGAGACGCACCCAGCCTTTTCCAAGGAAGTTTCAGAAGGCGACCCGCCCACGACGCACCCCGCCCTTGCAGGAACCCCGTCGGACCCCGTCAACGACGCTATCTTCGTCGTCGCCCCGCCCCAGCCAAACGGCGTTATCCAATTCTCCTTTGGCGGCTTTGGCGTGTCCAAGAGTGGCGACGTCAACAAAAAGGCGGGAATCCGGCAATTCCTGCGGCCTATGCTTAACGTCCGCGGCCAAATCTTCTTTAACGCGGAAAACGCCAACCGCGCCGCCGCTATGGTTAACAACATCGGAAAGACCCTTTTCAGCGAAACCGATATGTTTACGCTAATCACTCCCACCGACGCCGTCGGCGCTTTGTCGCCTGAAATCTGCCTCCTGACCAGCGCCTCCGTCGAACCTATCGGATACCCTGGCGGCGACGGGACCGAGCTGGCCGGGATTAAAGTCGTCTACGATATTATGATCGGCGGCTCCAGCGGTTGGGACCCCGACATTTATTGGAAGACCGAAACCGCCATTTTCGGATAATGGACGACGTCGGCTTCCAAGGAACCGGCTCGCGGTTTAATACCCGTTTCGGGGCCGGCGAAGATATCTACGCGTCGCAGCTTAACGGCCTAGCGTCCGGCATCCAATCCGCGCTTGGTATGCCCTATCTTGGGGCCGGCCAGAGCGTGTCCTTTGTTCCTGGCGGGAATATCATCACCGGCCCTTCCCCCGTAGAGAACGCAATCGGGACGGCTATTAACATTAAATTTGGCGGCTATATCAATCACTACCAGATTGAAGTCGGGACCTCTTTCCTAGGGGTTACGCTGCTCCCTACGCCGACCCTAAAGATCGCAAAAGGCGGGAACGTCTGGAGGCCTGAAAACTCCGTATGCACCGAGCAGCTTTGGGCGTCCCAAATCTTTACGGACGGAACTATCCCTGTCGTCTCTGGCGTCGACCCTTCCAGCGTCTGGGCATCGGCCGACGGTTATATTGTAATGATTCCAGGGGAGACGTATTACCCATACGCTTACCACGTCGAAACGGAATACGGTTCTTATTTCTATATCTACGTTTCCCTTTCGCCGGCGGAAACGGTCGCTTGCCCGAACACCCTCCCGGACGGAATCCCCGAACCCGAAACGCCTTACAAGGTCCACGGAATCCTTTTGGGGTCGGCTACTTATACCCTGCCATTCTTCCCGGTCGTCCAGCAATTCGTCGTCGGTTCCATTACCTGGCCGAACCTCCCCGGCGGCCTTACCCCCGAATACGTCAACCATTGGGAAGCAAAATACGAAAGTATTCTGATTGAAGACGTAGCTACCGATATCGTCCGCGTAGGCAAAGGCGGGAATATCTGGAACCCCTCCACGACCGCGGATCAGAACGCGCACGAGAAACGCGCCGACGTAATCACCAGCGACGGATCGGTCGTAGTAGTCACGGGGACAAACGGGGAAAGCCCCTGGGCGTCGTCCGACGGCTATATTATGCCCTACGCGGGGACTAATACCTATATTTACGCTTTCAAGGTCACTTACAACAACGGGAATACGTCCGACTTCTATATCTACGCGGCCGTTAGCGATACCCTCTTGCCGGCCGCCGGCGGAATCGTCGACTTGCCCGCCGGCCTAGAGCCAGCGCCGGCCCCAGCTGGGGAATACACGGTCCAAGGCGTCCGCGTCGCGGATATCATTTGGGTAGGGGACGGCGAAGGCCAAAACTTCAGGATCGAGCAGCGCGTCGTCGGGTCCATTACCTGGCCGGACTACGTCCCGCCCCGCGTCGTCCAGCAATTCGAAGTTTCGGTTACCCAGGTTATCGACGAATATCGGCTTAAGATCGCGAAGGGGAATATTCTCTGGATAAATACCCGTTGGGACGCTTCTAGGACCATTGGGGCCGACAACTTCACGATGCCCTTGCAAGGCGAAGCGCGCAAAATCTGGGTCTACCCCTCCGGCACGTTGACCACCGGGGACAACCCTTCGTCGCCCTACGTCAATAACGGCGGGTATATTTCCTTGGAAACAAGTCAGGCTTACAGCGTCTACATTATCGGGAATCAGGATTCGACCGCGGCCGGCTCTAGCTTCGGGAATGTAACCCTAGCCGTGATTGCGGACGGTTCCGACGCCGACAGCAAATCAGAACCTTTTTACGCCGGATATATGGGTCGCCAATGGGCGACGGCCGCTACGCCTTTCCTAGAAGTCGACGGGTCCGTTTATGGACTTGGCGGGATTGGCATTTCCTCAAATTGGCGCTATAACTACAACTGTCAGCGCTACCTGGTCGCTAAAGTTTATTGGAATGAAGACCGTTGGATTATCGAACAACAGCTTTACGGACCTGTAACCCTCCCTGATGATCTTATGTTTATGGGCTGCCGGTTCGTCATTATGGACGAAATGGGCGAACCTTGGCCGATGTATTACGAATCGGAACAAAACGATTGGGAAGGCGCTTGGTCGGGATATACCAAGGACGGGAACCCCGACCTTTGCACGGTTCCGATTCTTCCTTAAGCCCAGCCGACCCCCCTTTGACTGCCGCCTAGTCTTATGGCGACGACGGTCATTGAATTTAAACGCGGGACGTCCTTTGGGGCGAATTGCACCTATGTCCAGGACGGCCCTTCCGCGCCGGCCAACCTGACCGGGGTCACGGTTTCGTCGTCCGTCCGCGATTCGGCGCATAAACTTTACGCCCTGACCGTCACCGTTACCAGCCCGACGACCTTTTCGCTGTCCTATGACGGCGACTCGTCCGATTGGTGGCTAGGGACCGCCTATTGGGATATCCGCTTTGCCTACGGATCGGGGTCCGTCT